GTACACCACTAGGAGTTTTTATTAATCATAGTGATAGTCCTAACTGTGGCAAGACAAGGAGCCATAGTGACTCAACCCTTACATACTATATTCTACATACCATAAAGAACATAGAGGAAGGCGAAGAGCTAACACTTAATTATACAATGTATATTATATGACACATAAGTACACCCTAGAAACTATATTCCATTTCAGTTGTAGCGAGTGTAAAAACTGGTGGTCTGTAGCCTTGGTACACATTTCTGGTATGAGCTACTATCCAGAAGGTAAATCTTACTGCCCACATTGTGGAAAGGAATCTATAACAGAAAAAATAAACATGAAATAAGTAGTTGCGATAAACGTGCTACTATGAGATAATCTAATCTATAATTTTGGAGATAATTATGAGAATACGAGTATACCCCACGAATAAGTACGACTTGGAGACGGTCGCAGAACTCCTCTACAACGCAGACGCACAAACAAATTTTCATGATGATGCACGTTGGATACTGTCCTCCGGCTATGGTGATGAAAGTACAGGAAGTGAATTAAAAATAACGTACAGGGAGTTCTTTGTTAAATGGATAGGACGTGAGGCTGTTGTTATGTGGCTAGTATCTAACCAAATCTTATTCAAAGTCACCAGCTACAAATTACTAGCTGAAGAAGAGGAAGCACTTGAGGCTTCTCGTGATATGGATTTTCCTAACCCTAATGAGATGAATTAATGATTGATGAGAGTGTAAAAGCTCCTAAATGGATGCTTGATTATGCAGATGGTAAAAGTAAATGTGTGTGTAAAAATTGTTACACAAGACATGGTAAATTAGGTTCTTTATCCTTAAAACAAAGACAACATCAAGGGACATATGATACATCCAGACATTAGACTTAGTCATTCCAGCGCAAATAATTTCTGTGCGAAGCAACTATGGTACAAGAAACTAGGCGGAGCAAAGTTCCGCTACAATTTCTACTCTGGAGCAGGCACACTTGTTGATGCAGGCTATGAGGCAGGTCTTAAGAATATCATGACAGGTATATCCGCTTGTAACATACGTAAGTCTATGGAGGAAAAGTTAAAGTCTATGGAGGGATCATTAGAATATCCTGACTACCTCAAACTTTTAGAGTCTATGGATGACCATGTCAATGCAGTCGAGGAGTACATGGGCTGGATAAACTACAAGCCATTAGAGACCCAGTATTTTTTCAACATAATATTTGATGGACACACCAGATGTACTACAGGCTACATGGACATTGTCGCAGAGAGACAGGACTTACCACTCATCATAGATATAAAGCGACAGTCCAAACCTGCTAAGAAGGCCAAACGTGAATGGATCATGCAAGGCGCACTTTATGCATTAGTAATCATGAAGCAAAGAAATCTTACAGAGATACCTAGCTTTGAGAATCATTTAATAATACCAAATCATCCACCAGTATTCTTACGTACAGAGATAACAGCAGAGCATCTATACATGGCATATAAGTTACTGACTGAGCTTAATGAACGTGTGGATAAGGACTACTGGCCTCTTAACCGTAGCCATTCTCTATGTTCTGGTATGTGGTGTGATGTATACGATAGGTGTCACTATGAAAATTTCATTGGAGTTGATGACCTTATTGGTAAGATTTTATGAACTATAACAAACTGAAGAGGCTGTACATTACAGAGCAACACTTAACGCTTGCATTAAAAACATTAAAGGAAGAGAGCTATGACGAAACCAGACGCATCATCTATACAGCCTTATCATCAGTCGGTCAACTACAAGAAATCCTTGAACAAGAAGCCCTCGATGACTTTGAGGAGTAAGGGCAGGACTGAATTTCTTAGAAGAAACAAACAGATTATGGCAAGGTTCGATGAACTAGGCTATAAAAAGGGGGAGAACGGTAACCTTCCTTGTTTTTGTGGCAAACTGGACGAAGACACCGCATGGTGGATGTCCAACTGCAAGAGCAGAAGTAATCATCTCTTCTGCCCAAGATGTACGGAGCGAGTATTTGAACCAGAGATTAAAGAGACCCTAGATAAGTTACTAGGTCTCTGGAAAGAATATAAGTGGCGTATGTGGAAGGCAGGAGAGGTTTCAATCAATAATCTATTAAGCAAGGATAAAAATGCTTGAAAAATATAAAAGGAAGGTCATGAGGAAGCCTGAGAAGCTCGTTATAGAGGGTGAAACTGGTGCAGGGAAGACTACCTTTGCATGTTCTTCACATACAGAGAAAGAACCTGTATTCGTTATCAATTCAGATGATGGCGGTGAGAATGTGTTTCACAAGACAGGGATCAATCTGATCCATGACTGCATTCCTACAGGTGATGTGAAGGAGAACGCTGAGAAGTGGGACTCTGTCATGGGAGCCTTGCGTGAACTTGCAACTGATAAAACTGGCGTAAAACGTGTCATCATAGATTCCGTTGACAAGTTGGAACTATTAGCACAAGGAAAAGTCTGTCAGGAGCACAAGTGTTCCACTATTGAAGACCCCGGTTATGGTAAGGGATACCTTTATGCTTCTGGACATGTCCAAAAGCTATTGAGTGGCCTTAACTATTTAAGGGACTCTCAAAGTATCCAGCCAATCCTTGTCTGTCATACTCAGATACGGACAATTAACAAGCCTACAATGGAGCCATATGACTCATTTATTTTAAAGCTCCATAAATCAAATTCTGCTAATATAACTGAATGGGCAGACGTTATTTTATTTGTGGCGTTTGAAACCATAATTAAGAAAATTGATGCAGGATTTAACAGGAAAGATAACCGTGCAATGCAGTCCGGTAATAGGTTCCTGTACACAAGTGGTTCTATGGGCGTTGATGCCAAGAACCGATTCGATTTACCGCCGGAAATTCCAGCAGACTGGAATGAGTACCGTAAGCTGATTGACGGCTTTTGGGATGGCAATAAAGATAACTCAGTAACTCCGAAAAAAGGATAAATATGTATGATAACTCAGCAAACTCAGAATTAGCATTCTCAATCGAGGATGTGCAAGAAACTCTGGAAACAGAAAACAATCGTGAGCGAGTAGAAGTTACTCCGGGCGAATATGTTTGTGAAATCAAACCACCACTTCCAGATGTGAGGCAGGATGCGAAGGGTCACAACAAGATTCTAATGCCTATTGAAATATCTGGTAACCCTCAGTTTGATGGTCAATGGTTATTTGAAGCCATCTACATGAACAACCAGCATGATGATGCAGGTAAGGTCAAGGACGGTATTGGCAAACGCAAGGTAGCACGGTACGCCCATGCACTTGGTATGAAAACTCTGTCCAACCTAAGTGAGTTGGAGGGTAAGTTTGTCAAGGTTAAATATGGGCCTAACAAGCGTGGCTATAACGAGGTGAGTGACATTCAGGCATTCAATGCATCACCTAAACCAATGGGGGCAGAGGGTGTTGCTACTATTCTTGCACCACCAATTAAGGATGAGTCTGAAGCTCTTCCCTTCTAGGAAGGTAGAGGTCAACCGTTGAAAAGATACGCTCTGTCCTCTACTCAAGGCGGTCTGGTTACTCTCCTGTTGCCAGACCGTTCCTATCAAATCGAAACAATCCAACAGTACAAGACTAAAGACAAATATAAGGGTTGGACGGTACGAATACGTAACCTAAAAACATCATAGAAATTGTGACAGAAATCACACCTATACAGATAGAGTTGGCATACTACGATGCTATCCTACCGTGGCCTGTATCAGTTAATTCTTTATACAAGGTCAGGGGTAAGGGGTTATATGTTTCTCCTAAAGGTAAAGCATTTAAGAATGCCTGTGGCATCATCTTTGCAGGTACTAAGATGGTATACGAAACTGAAAGAGTCTGGCTAGACATAGAAGTTTATCCACCAGACAATCGGAGACGAGACATCTCCAACCTAATTAAGATAATAGAAGATGCACTACCGTGGTTCAAGGATGACTCACAGGTAGACAAGATTAAAATAATCAGATGCGAGAAAGATTCTCGTAAAAAGGGGTACATCAAAGTTAAATGTG